GCGGGGCTAACGTAATCTGCATTAGATTCGTCAGTGCGTTGTGGATTGACAAACCCACGTCCTGCGCCTGCTGATTTCATGATGGTGCCTTATTTCATTTTCTTGGCGTTTTTAGCGCCGCTTTTGATGCCGACAGACTTGCCAGCATCGCCCATGTTTTTACCACGGGTATGACCTTTTTCTTGCACGGTGTGTTCACCAAATTTACGGTGACCGCCTGCGACGACTTTACCCATAGGGGTGGTTGCAACTTTAGTAGCCATGAGGCCTCCTGTTTTAAATTTGCGGCCTTTATCGGCCTTGCTGAAATCTCGCCCCACGGACTGTGGGACGCCGGCTTTCTTGGCGAACGAAGCACTGTGCGCCACGGCCTCCATGAAATTGTGTTGCTTCTTGCTAGTTGAGGGCACTTCTTTGCTCCTTCATGTAGGCATCGAGCTTGTCGTTGAGTTTATCGAAACGTGAGTCCATGTGCAAAAGAAATTTATCCATTTCGGCCTGCGTCACGTTTTCGCGCGCAATCTCTTCGCGGGTGCGGTTCAGAAGAATCGTCACGCGGCTAAGCTCAGCAGACTTCTCGCGTAAATTCCATGCAAGCAACCCAATAAAAGTTGTTAGCAATGCGCTCCAAAGTGAATTTGCTTCCATGTCAACATTTCCATTTTTTCAAATACTCGGCCAACTGCTCCGCTTTAACAGAACTGTCGCCCAAGTTGCCGGCAGCTAGATTGCATCTACCGCAAAGCAAATCTCTCACTTCATTTGTTTTGTGATTGTGGTCAACACAAGGCCTATCAGAATTGATTCCATCAAAAACAAATGTTACTTTGCAACAAGCGCATTTACCACCTTGTGCCAAAAGTTTTTCAGCAAACTGAGCGGCAGTAATTCCATATTTTGCAGGCAAATTGTATTTTCTTACCTCTACTCGCATGCAAGGCTTGCAAGCATAATTGAGTCCAGAAAGTTGATTTTTGTTTTTACTAAACGCAGACGGATCTTTCCACTCGCGGCATTTACTGCAGCGGTAGCGTCCTTGAGCATCTGCCGTTTTGGCAACTCTGCCCCAATCACGTTTAATGTTCAACATGCCCATTTCCTGAGGCTTTTGTTAATCCGGCTGTCTGGGTCTTTGGCGGTCTTGGTCGAAGTCAATTTCTTCTTCATCCCTTCCATCCGCGCACAGAAAGAATCCTTGCGTTTGCCGCCTTCGGGCTGAGGTGCTTTTAAGTTCATCCCCTCCTTCTTTGCGGACGCCCGCCCTTTGGCGTTCAAGCCGCCATTGGGATTCTTGCCTTCTTTCCTTTGCCATGCTGGTGTCTTTGCCATGTTATGCCACCTTCAATTTGGCCTGACGCTGGTCTTCCAGCATAGGCTTGATGACGTCTTCAACAAAGTCGCGCGTGAACTCTTCTTGGCCGATGTGTGGCAAGCTGATCTCAGCGTCCACCCAGCACTCAAAGCCTGCCTCGCGCGCGCGGTCGCAGAACAAGTAATCTTCGCCGGTGTACTTCTTGTCACGCAGAGCAAAGTCAAACACGGCAAATGCTGTCTCGTTCTCGCGGGTTTCATACTCCCACTCGGGATGGTCAGCAATGAGCTTTTCGATCACATAGCGCTTGATGAGCATGAACCCTGTGCCCACGCGGTTGACCTTGAGCATGGACCCGTCAAAGATCATGTCGCCGTTGTCGTCGCGGGGGATGTCAAGGAAAAAGAATTTGTCCGATGCGCGGCGGGGATACAAGCCGGCAGCAACGTCTTTGTTGCCACTCTGAGCCAGCAGCCGCATCACGTCATCAGGTTTTACCACCACGTCAGAGTCAATGAAAAGCATCTCTGTGCAATCGCTCTTCATGAACTCATTGACCAAAGAGTTGCGCGCCATGGGGATGATGGAGCACCCAGCCATGTAGCTCAAGTTGATTCCGACGCCGTGAGAGTATGCCAATGGCATGAGCTGAGCCAGACTGAAAGCTGTTTTGATGTTCAGCTTTCCGTCATACGTCGGGATCGCAATGAAAATCTTGCGTCCCGTCAGTTCAACTTGCTTGGTATCAGCCATACTGAATTGTCTGGAAAGTGATGTTGGTCACAACAACATAGACGCCGTTGAACGCCAAAATGCCCTCGCCAGAAAAAATAGCTTGGAAAGGCTGAAGCGCCGTGCCGGTGTTGTAGCTGGTCAACCACTTGTCTGCCGTGTAAATGCAGGCCGTGCCAGTTGCAATCGTTCCTGAATTCAAGTCAGTGATTGTGAATGTGTTTGCATCCACAACAGTGATGACATAGTTGCCGGCAACCGCAGCAACACTCGAAGCTGGCGAGTAAGTGATGCCCACGTTTTGACCTGTAGTCAAGCCATGGCCTGTTTTGGTCACGGTGACTGTGGTGCCGCTACGACCATAGGTCGCGGTCACAGGAGTGCTCGTTGTGTCAAAGACATCGATAGAACCGGCTGTACCGTTTCCACAATAGATCAAGTTTTTCAGACGAACGCGGCCAGAAACCATTAGGCCAGAGCCGCTGGAATGCGAACCCTTTACGTCATATTGCATTGTCATAGGTATCTCCTAAAGCCAAAGAAGGGGACCGAAGTCCCCGCTCAATTAGTCGAAGTTACCGTATGGGTAAGCAGTAGTTGAACCAATGTTGGGATCGGTCTGCAAGTAACGCAAGGAAATGTTCATTTTGCCTGCTGTTGGTGCGCTCAAGCCGGTGCCAACAATTGCCAATGTCACAACGACTTGAGACATTTGCGATGGGTTGTTGTTGCCGGTTGTGATGTCTGCAGTCGTTGCCAGCATATTGGTCAGGTTGGTGGCCGAGTATGTGGTTGTTTGACGACCGACAGTACCAGTTGTGGTGGTGCCCAAAGAAACAGTGGCATAGCTTGGGCTGGAGGTCACAAAGCCGTTAGAGGCCAACAAGCTCACTGCAGAGTATGTTGGAGAACCGCCAACAGTGATGGCTGTTGTGTAGTCAACAACGATGTCTTCGATGATGCTGTTGATTGGAACGTAGAACACTGCACCGCGATAGATTGCGGTGGTAGCGTCTGCAGTTGGAGTCACAACAACTGGAGGGTAAACAGTGCCGCCGGCGGCAGTGAAAACGGTTGCGTTGACGTTGGGGATTGTGTTGCCATTGACAAATTGGCTAGAGCCACCAGAGTAGCCGGCAGTGCCAGCAGTGGTGTTAGACAAATCAATGAAACATTCTTGCGAAAGACGGGCGTAGCCTACATCGCGCAAGGGGCCAAAACGTGAGTCGCCCGAGAGAATTGGGCCTTCAAAGGTGGAACGTGCCATGACAAAAAGTCCTTATGCAAAAGTACTTGTACCAATCGTTGCATCGTCTGCTGGGCCAGTCCGGTACAAGTGAAATCCCAGACACGGTAAGCATACCTTATTTTTGGCCGAAGTCAAGGCGCGTGTAAACGTTTCCACGCAAAACAAAAGGGAGCCGAAGCTCCCCTTTGATACCAGACTCAAGGCCTGATTAGTATGAACCGCTGGAGCCAAAAGCGCCGAGAGGATCAGACCAGCCGAAGCTGTAACGTTCACGAGACTTGTAACGCACGTTGCCGGTGTCAAAGTCGCCGTCCATGCTGTTTTGCAAGGGGGTGCGAACGAAATGTTTCAGACCGTTAGGCACGTCAGTCATCAAGAACCAAGCGTTTGTGTCGGTCAAGAAGTGGTTGACTGAGTAGCCTTCAGGGATCGAACCGTTGTTTTTCAACGCGTTGATGTCGTTGTTGTTAGTACCGACGCGGAGTTCGGTTTCCAACAAACGAGTGGCAACGAATTGCAAAGCTGGGGGAACGATCAGTTTGCGAGGCTTAGCAGCGATCAACAGGCCACGTTCATCTGTCCAAGCAGCGATTTGAATCACAGCGTTTTCCAACGATGTTTCGTTCAAGTCAGACTGAGTGGTAGGTGTGTTGGCGTTGGTGCCACCAGAAACCAAAGGGTGTGCTGTGCTGAACAAAGCCACGCCGTCGCCACCGGTGTAAGTGCTGGTGAAGCCGTTGTTCAAAACAGCGGCAGCTTTCACTTGCTTGGTGTAGGCCATGGCACGAGCCAAGGCTTTGGTGTAGCGAGCGGACAACGAGTCATACAAGTTGTCTTCGATAGCTTCTTCAGTCAAGCTGAAGCCCAAAGCAATGGTTTCGTGGTTGTAGCGAGCAGTCCATGCTTCTTGAGCATTGTCATAAGCGATGGCTTGGCCTTCGTTTTTGACAGGTGCTGCACTGAAGCCAGACAACTTGGTTTCTTCTTCGAAGCTACGTTCCGAAGTTTCGGTTTCGTAGATCTCTTTGTGCTCTTCGCCGTAGCGTGCATATTCCAAACCGAACAAAGCGTTCAGGCCGGGGAGCAACTCTTTCAGTAACTGTGCGCGTGAAATAGCCATGATTTACTCCTTATGCACCGGTTGAGTCGTTGTATTGAGCTGTGTTCAGTTTCACGACGAACTCATAATAAGTCGTGGCTGTAGCATAGCGGGGACCAGTTGCAGAAGCTGTGATCACGTCGACAACGCGAACTGGGAAAGTGTTAGTGGTAGTAGCTGAAGAGCCGTCAATACCATAAGCAGAATCGCCAGTAGTAGTGCTGCCAACGTTGGCCACCAATGCCACGTTCTTGCCCACAATCGTGCGTGCATAAGCAGCAGGAGTGGTAGAACCGGCAGTTGTAGCTGCAACTTGGAATGTTGCGTTGGGATCATCCACAACATAGGCGTAAGCCAATGCGGTAGTGGTAGAAGCCGCTGCGGGGTAGAACTGACCTTGGACGGTTTGGCCCAAAGAGTTCACGTATTGGCAACCAACCAAGACACCGACGATGTCACCAGAGTTGGTTGTGTTTGCTGCGACCAAGTAGCCGCCGCTTTCTTTCACGGTATCACCGTTCAAGATTGCGGTTGCGTAGGCTGCAGCCACGGGGATTTGACGGATCGCTCCGGCATATGGCAGGCCATCCAGACGCTGGAGGGGCTTAAAGCCATAAGTGCTGTTGACGGTAGGATATGCCATCTTTTAGCTCCAAAAAGTTTATTAACCTCTGCCAAAGGTAGTCGAGGACTTGCTGTCTTTGAACAGCGGCATCCGCGCATCGCTTTGACGCATTAAGCTGTTATCCACCGCATCCGTCTGAGATTGTGTTGTGCGACGCACAAATTCTGCACGTTGCTGCATAAACTCAGTTGGAATCTTGCAGAGTAACAACCCGCCAATCTCGATGTTGTCTTTGAAACGCGAATCGGGATCAGCTAACAGTTTGAATTTTGGCTGCTCCTCAACACGAACCGGTTCCCAACCTTCACGAATCTTTGAAGAAAGATTGCGAGGATCGGCTTGGTTCAGCATCGAGACGCGAATCCAGCGATACGAATAACCAGCCTCTTTGTCGGGCTCAGGGAGAAGATCCGGTTGCATCCACTGCTTTGGACGCTCCGCAAATTCACGGTTATCAGTTTCACGAGTAATACGGTTTTGTGCCATGTCAGGCTCCTAATTTCAAAACTTCACGGACATATTGCTCAGGAGTAATCCCAAGCT